TAACTGCTGTTGTAATTGAGGAACATTAGCGGAGTTATCAATAATGTATTTCTTCCATATCTCCGATATACCCTCTGGTAGTGGGGAGAAGTCAAGAATATCAGGTGGTATTGGAACACCTGCTTGGATTAATTGTGGCAACATCTGACTCATGCTAGACCAAATCTCTGATTTAAGATTAGGTGATGATGGTGCGGTATCTACGATAACGTCATATTTGTGGACATCAAAGTCTTTAGTAAAAGGAACATATTGTTCTTGTCCTCTTTCTAAATAACGTACCATTGTGTTAGATGGGATATATTTCGCCATAAACTTTAACAAGATACGTCCTTGTTGTTTTCTGTAATGTCTTAAAGAGTTAGCTAGAGGTGCAAGGATAACTAATGCTGCTTTCTTCCTTTCCTGTTCTAAAACGCCAGATTGTTCTCTATCTGCCATTCCTAACATTTCAACATTCATACCCGAAACATCACGAATGGAAGCAATGGCAAAGTTCAACATCTTGTCTAAAGATGCTGGGTAATTTGACATTGTTCTTTCTTTAATCCTACCTGCCGCTAAAGCACCATCTTCTACTTCAATAATACCTGAGGAGTCTGACCATTTACTTTCTATATCAAAGGAATCATCAACCGCAGTCTTTTCATATATCAACCCACCTTTCGGATTAGTGTTGAATATGTGCATGATTTGACAGAAGAATTTATTAGCCCATCGTTGGGGGTCTTTCATTGCTCTGACAACACCATAGAAGAGATTCGTCTTTTCCTCTCTATGTGCGGTAAGGCACATATAAGACCAATCCTGAACTGGGGCATCTCCCTCTTCTAATAAAGTTTTTCCTGCTAAATACTTTTCTTTATAAACCCATCTTTGTTGTTTGACGTAAGGCATTCCCATTTCGTCAACACGTTTTTTAATTTTTTTAAATTTAGATTCAGAAAATTCTATAACACGCCCAGTTTCCTGATCGCCTACTCGATAATAAGATTCTCTTTCTTTATATTGGAAGTGAATGATTAAGGCTTTATCTTTTGAATCATCGAGGAATTTATTTATCTGATCGTTTTCATATTTCCAAGCATCAGTTGCATTGTGGGCTTCTTCAAATTCAGTCTCATCGCGATAAGTCAAGTCCTGAGTACCTAATTCTACGTCATCGCCCCATCTTTCTTTAATTTCCGAAATAGGCAACCATTTTTCTCTTAAATGCCATCTTCTATCGGTTAAATTCTTCTTTCTAGCTGATGTGTCCCACCTCATTTGCAATGGGGGGACACGCTCTATAATTATTTTCCCATTGGGGTCTTCATCATAATCTACTCTTGTCTCAGTCCAACCCATACCACAGGTTACTGCATCTTCATAGGCATCGCTTTCTTCATCTTCCGCATCACAATTATCACGAACATAAGCTGCGGAACGACTTAATACTTCATTTATTCCATTATCCTCTTGTGATCTTGGAATATATCTTAGCATTTGACGATTATTAACTTCACTTCCTTTAACTGAGTTAATAATAGGGGCTATTCTGTTAAAGGTTACGGCAGGTCTTCCCTCTTCTTCCAATTTAGCAATATCTTCTTCATGCCATTGGTCTCCGTCACGAAACATAAAGTCAGTTCTGGCTTCATCACGCCAATTACCTTGTGATCTGGCGGATTGTTTTCGTTTTTCTAAAATATCTTCTACTGAATATGGTTCTACATAGCCATCCATGCTCTTTTAGTTCCTTTTTTAATTTCGTATCTGTCTTTTTTCATTGGTATTTTAGCCCTTTTTCTGCCAACAGCCCCCGTTCTTACCGCATCACAGGGATGAGAACTCCAATCATGGTGTGGTTTTTGTTTCCAAACCTTATTCGTTGGATCGTATTCTTTGTGATAATGTCTTAACGCTTCAATCAATCTCTGACATTTGTTTTTATCTATCCAACATTGTTTTAACATAGACCTAACTGCGTTAATCCCGTCTTCGATAGATAATTTCCTAGCTACTTCAAAATTAATCCCTAATTGTCTTGCGGTTTCTAATCTCGACTTCCCCGTCCCCAATTCTTTAACTGATATATCGTGTGGGGCTATGTGATGTCGATAAACGTAGGGTTTTTCTCTTAAAAATTTAACGTAATAAGGCAACCCCTCGCCTGAAGTCTCGTAGTAATCAATAATTCTTATTTCATTGTAGTGTTCTTGTACGAATATAATTGCGGTTGAATCACCTATTCCTAAATCCCACCAAGTATCAACGGGTAGGTCGGGATCATAAGGGACTTCTTTAATACGAGTATCATCATCCGCTTCGTCCATTTGTTTAGCATAATAAGAACCCTGTAAGGGACTCTTAAAGGAACAAAAGAACTCTTGTTGGATTAATTCCTCATCCATTCCTGCTCTTCTTTCCTCATCTATATCCTTATGACTCATTACACTCGTATCTTCTATAGTGAGTTTTGAGCAGTACCAATCGGGATTATTTTTAGCCATGTGATACATATCGTAACCATGATTCTTCCCTCTGGGTGTGTAAGGGAATAACGCCCAACCCTTATTTTCTCTTAGAATCGGTCTGATGTAATCCCAACCCTGTGGGTCTTGAATCGCATATTCTGAGAATACACAACCTACGGGGTTTGTTCCTACTATGGAATCGATATTATCAGAGCCGATTAATTGAAATAGTGAGCCATTTTTTAGGCGTATTTTCATTTCGGTATTATTTACAGCTTCGATAATTTCTTTAGGAAAGTGGTCTAGGAATCTGAAACCATTGGCATCTATCCCATCCCAAATAATCTTTTTAGCTTGTTGGTAAGTGGGTAGGAAATAATAATAAACCCCAACCCTCTTTTGTGTCTCTCTTGCGGTATAGTTAATACAGACCTTATCTTTCCCAGCCCGTCTATGCCAGAGTAAGACTCCCCTCTTTAAACCATTGTCAAGGGCTTTTAATGCATCTATTTGGTAGTCTCTGGGAGTGAAATTGTGTGGTATAGAGACTTGTCTCATAAAGTCCCAGAAACGCCCCTAATCTCCTCGTATTCCTCTTTAAACATTATATCGCTCTCCCTCACTAGGAAAAGGTTTTCCTCGTCTGTAAGGTTTCTTTTTTCCCTTTCAAAGTAAACGATGTCTCCAATGTCTGTTTGTGGCTCTCGGAATTTTCTCTTTTTGGAGTAAATCCCATCGCCATTACTTAAGACTTCTCCTCTTAGGATTTTAGGTGTGGTTTCCACTGAGATAATACCATTGACCTTTCTAACGTCATTGAACTGATCGCCATCAATCTGTATTAGAACCCACTCGTTTTTTGTTCGTACTATGTCTCGTAGCATAATTTACAATATTTAAAGTTATCGGAGTGTCCTGATCGCCACTATGGGTAATCTTATCACCATATTGTTGGGGTTTCAATTTAGATGCAGTCCATTTCAGAGTATCTATTTTTAATCTTCTAGCTTGGACAAGATTAGAAATAGCCCTCTTATCTATATCGGGATTATTTGATGCTTCTATTACGGCATTTTCAGCGTTCATAGCTTCATCATTTATTAAATCCGCGTAATACTCAGCCTGTTCTTCTCTTGCTATTTTATACAACTCGCCAAAGGTTACATCATTTACCTTGTAATCGACTTTGGTTCGCCAAGAAAGGATAGTTTTTCTGGTAGGCATATTGTCACTTTTTACTATTTTAAGTAAAGATTCGCCACTAGCTAGTCTATCGCATATCTCTAAAGCTATTATCTTATTGAATTTACTATCTTTATTCGCCATGTTAATTGTTTTTTCTGTGAAACTCCTATTTATTTGATGAGGTCGTGAAAATAGACAGCGATGCTAGGGACTCCTAGAACCGCTTATAACCCCCTTAATTGCCTGAATAGGTACTACTCCGCCCTATATACTATAAATCCACCAATACAAGCACGGATCAAGCTGTTGCGCTCTCATGTTGCCGTGCGGTCATGTGTTCGTAAACGTGGATCATTGTCTCATGTGTGCGCGCGTAAATGCTTAGTCATGCGTTGCTCGTATCAAGTAACCAACAATGGATCATAATCCTATGTACTAAGTAGACTGACTCTTATTGATACACCTTATTATGTATTATCTATTATGTAGGGTTGATAGGGGTTATGTTTACCCGTGAATTGCGTTGCTAATATCGCCTTATATTAGGTCTAAAGGGTATTGTTAAGCTGGTTTTTGTAAGTGCTTGTTTTTAATGGCTCATATTCTTTTGGGTTATGATACCCTTAACTGATGCACTAAAGTTCAATAGAGGTCATTGTGTGAGACATTAAACAAGCTGACACCGCCAAAAATTTTGAGATGTCAAAATAAATGTAATTAATGCGTTTTTATTGTTGTTTTGTATTAGATAGTTTTTTGCAACTATACTAAAATACGAAAACGCTTTACCCTTTCCTTCTTGAAATTTTGGTAATTTTTCCAACATAAAGGCAACTACTTCCTGTTTTAGTTCTCTAGCTCCATAATCAAAATAG